GCAAATACAGCAATTGCTAATGAAAAATTAGTAAGTCTTTCAGTTAATAACGCAGGTATAGGATATAGTGTAGAACCTGCTGTAACAATTGCTGCTCCTACTGGAGTTGGATCTACTGCAGTCGTTACTGCTACTGTAAATGCAAATGAAAATCTTGAAACTATATCAATTGCTTCTTCTGGACAATTCTACCTTGGAAATCCAACATTAACAGTTGATGCTCCCACAGGAATTGCATCTACAGCAACTGCAAATACATCTTATGTCTCTAACTTAGGTATAACTACATTCTCTTATAGTTTAACTAGTGTAGGTAGATATTATCTAAGTCCACCAACACTTACTATAAAATATCTTACATTATCTGCAGGATTTGATGCAACTTCTCCAAGATTTGGAACAGTAGCATGGAAATTAATTGATGCAGATAGCGATAGAAATTTAACATGGCAAGGAAATCAAACTACTATTGGTGCAGAAGGTGCTGTTCAATTATTCTTTAAAACTCAAAGTTCTACAACAGGGGTTTCAACATTTTTAGAATTAAATAAAGATAGTAATGGTAGTAAATCAGAAGACACTAATTTAAGAATAAACACTAATGGAAATGTTGAATTGGGTATTGGAACAGTATCAATTGCATCTACTGTTGGTGGATCTGTAAGGGATGATGCTTGGCACTATGCTTACGTAGAATCTAAGAATGAATCTGGTGCTCAGAAAATTTCTCTATCAGTAGATGGTGGAGATTATTCCAGTGTATTCTTCCCATTAGCAGGAGACAAAGAACTGATAACTAATGCTAATTTAACACCACCTATTCTGAAGAACTCATATAATAGTGGTATTTTTGTAGATGATATATTCTCAACTATAGTTATTGGATCTGCTTCATCAACACCTCCATCAAGTGGTATTTCATCTTATACTGTAGATTCTAATACGGTAACTTATGATGACTTTGAAGATCAGATTGGTTCTGAGCAAGAATTAAGTATTGATACAACTGTCGTATCTGGACAAGTAGCATCTCTTGTTAATAGTAGTTCTACTTTAACTGGAATAGTAACTGCTATAAATTCTGCAATTATAGACACACCAATAGGTGTTGCAACTAATTTCAGAGCAACAGCAACAGCAACTATTAGCGAAGGATTTGTAAATACAGTTTCTATTGCATCTTCAGGTGCAGGTTACTTAACTACACCAACCGTAGCAGTTAGTGCTCCAACTGGAACTGCTTCTGAATTTACAGCAACTGGTAGAGCTAAACTTAATGGTTATGGACAAATAAGTGAGTTTGAAATATTAACTATGGGTGGAGGATATCTATCTGCTCCTAGTGTAACTATTGATGCTCCACTTGGACAAACAGCAGAAGGATATGGAAATGTTGATGCTTCTGGAGCAATTACTAGCATAACATTTACGAAAACTGGTATTGGATATACTGTACCTCCTACAGTAAGTATTGCTAATACTATTGGAGATAGAGATGGTGTCTCTGGATTTGGAACTGCTACTGGTGTTGTTGTTCTTGATGCAGCAGCTAACGATATTGAAAGTATTCATATCACCAGTCCAGGTGCAGGTTATCTTGGACCTTGCACAGTGTTAGTACAAGATCCAGCTGCACTCGCAGGAAATGCAGGAATAGGAACATTCTGGTTCAATGAGGTTGTTATTGGTGCAAGTTCTAGTGTAAGTGCAAGAGTTAAAAATTGGGATCAAGATGAAGGAGTGCTTCAAGTTGGACAAGAAAATGGAACATTCTTCGCAGGAGAGAATATTATTGGACAGTCTTCGGGTGCTATATATGTTTTAGATAAGTATATGCTACTCTCAGAAGTACCTGCAGCTGGTTCAGTTGAGAATATAGATGATTATAACCAAAACGATCTATTTGAAGGAGAAGCAGATATGATTTTAGATTTTACAGAAGTTAACCCATTTGGTGACGTTTAATGTTAGGAAGTCATTACTACCACGAAATAATGCGAAAGACCATTGTATCTTTCGGAACATTGTTCAATCAAATTTATATTAAGCATTTTGATGGACAAACAGGTAATCTTATTGATGAAATGAGGGTTCCATTAGCATATGCTCCTAGACAGAAATTTTTAGCAAGACTTACACAACAATCACAATTAAACAAGGCAGTAGCAATATCTTTACCAAGAATGTCTTTTGAAATGACATCTTTAACATATGATGGAACTAGAAAGACGGGAATGACATCAACATTCAAAGCAGTTGATACAGCATCCTCAACTATGAGAAAAGTTTTTATGCCCGTCCCTTATGATGTTGGGTTTGAGTTAAACATATATTGTAAGTTGAATGATGATGCTTTGCAGATTGTAGAACAAATATTACCATTTTTCCAACCATCTCTTAATGTAACTATAGACCTTGTTAGTGCTATTGGAGAAAAAAGAGATATTCCTATAGTTTTGAATGGTGTTTCTTTTGTAGATGATTATGAGGGGGATTTTTCCACTAGAAGAGCATTAATTTACACTTTAAACTTTACTGCTAAGACATATCTATTCGGTAAAATTGCTGATAATGCAGAAGGTCTTATCAAGAAAGTTCAAGTCGATACTTATACTCAGACCAATCCTGTAACTGCAAAGAGAGAAATGAGATATACTGTTACTCCTAAAGCAACAACTGATTTAAATGCTGATAATGTTATAGATGCGGTTGATGATGCATTAGTTGGTCCTGGAGATGATTTTGGATTCTCTGAAGGATTGGAGTTTTTTCAGGACGGAAAGTAAATGAAAGACCAATTTGAAGATTTAAATAATGCTCTTAATACTGCTTCTGACATTGTGAAAGAAGAACCTAAAGAGTTGAAAATATTAAAAACTAAGAAATCTGAGGATAAAGACATCCAAAAAGACTATGAATATACTAGAGGTAATTTATATTCTTTGATTGAAAAAGGACAAGAAGCAATCAATGGTATTATGGAAGTAGCAGAAGAAGGTGCTAGTGCTAGAGCATATGAAGTTGCAGGTCAATTGATCAAAAGTGTGGCAGATACTACTGATAAATTGCTTGATTTACAGAAAAAAATCAAAGATATTGAAGAAGATTCTCCTAAAACTACTACAAATAACGTAACAAATAATGCCTTGTATGTGGGTTCAACTTCTGATCTTTCTAAGTTACTAAAGCAAGGAATGATAAATAATAAGGCATCAGACGCTTAAACTTACATATGAAATCTTGTAAGGACGGATATTACTACTGTAATACCGATGAAAAATGTAAGCCAATTCCAGAGGGTAGCATGGTACAACCCGATGGATTGTTAGTCAAAAAAGATGTCTCCGAAGAAAAGGAGAAGAAGGATCACGAAGTTTCAATGGCACATAAACAGTTAAACAAAACTGAAAGAAACATCGCCAAACTTAAAAAAGCATTAGGCAAGAAGGAAAAAGATATACCTGCATGGGTTCAAGGCAAAATAACAACATCAACTGATAAATTGGATTCCGCATCCAGTTATATGCAAGATTCTGTTTCAATAGAAGATGCAAATGGTGAACATTACGCAGAATTTATAGATGTTGTGTCTCCTGAACCTTTGAAACCTTCAAAAGGTATAGGTAGCGATCTTCTTGCGAGTGAGAAACTTCAGTTATCACATTACGACTGGAGAGAAAAACTTGGACAAGAAAACACAATCTGGCAAAGATGGACAGGACCCGAAAGTGAAGAATCTTGAAAAAAGGATTCAAAACTTGGAGAAAATGGTAGATCTTGCACAACAAACCTTAGAGCACGATAAAAAGTCTAGCGGTTTACTTCCGAAGAGTAAACCTGCAAGAGATCTTCCTTATGAAATGACATAGGAGAAACTATGAGTGATAATGTATATTTGGGTAATCCAAATCTGAAAAAAGCAAATACTCCTATAAACTTTACTGAGGAACAAATAGTTGAGTTTATAAAGTGTAGAGAAGATCCCGTATATTTTGCTATCAATTATATAAAGATAGTAACTCTTGATCATGGATTACAACCCTTTAAATTGTATCCATTTCAGCAGAAGTTACTAGAAAATTTTCACGACAATAGATTTAATATCTGTAAAATGCCTCGGCAGACAGGTAAATCTACTACTTGTGTATCATATTTACTTCATTATGC